ACAACTATGGATCTCGCCGAAGAACTACTCGGGTTCCAACGTGCGATCGTGTTCAACGATATGTGCGAGGGACTTGTTGACACTGAAGTCGAGAAGTTTAAGACCCTCTCTGAAGGTATCGAACATGCTGACATAGATGAGTATGCAGAAAAACTCGCCATTGTCAAGGAGTCTTATTTTACCTCTGAGAGTATTTCTGAGGATGTCGCAGATGACACCGTAGAAGGAACTCCAGTTGTAACAGAAACCAATTCCATCATGGAAGGTTATGCAAACGCAATCGCTAGAACCCGCTGAATCAAATTAACCAAAGGAGAAGTCAAAAATGGATTTCGATAACGTAAAATCAATGGACCACTTAGAAGAAAAGTGGACTCCAATTCTAGACCATAGCGATCTTGAGCCAATTCAAGATTCTTATAAGAGAAAGGTCACCGCTGTCCTTCTCGAAAACGAAGAGAAGGCTCTTCGTGAGGGTGCCATTAACGAAGCCGGTATGAACGCACTCGGTGGTAACCTCGGTGGCGGTGCAGTCGCAGGTAACTCCAGCAATTACGCTGGTTTCGATCCTGTTCTCATCAGCCTCGTTCGTCGTTCTATGCCCAACCTCATCGCTTACGATGTCTGTGGTGTGCAGCCCATGTCTGCTCCCACTGGCTTGATCTTTGCGATGCGTAGTAAGTACGCTGATGTCGCCGCTGGTGTCGCCACCTTCGGTAACGAAGCACTCTACAACGAAGCCGATACCCGTGCAGGTCACACTGGCGGTAACTTCAGTTCTGTTGACAACAACAGCACCGATCCCTTCGATGCTAGTGGTAACTTCGCTGGTGCGAACACTGCTAGTCAGAAGCCTGGTATGCAGGTTGGTCAGTCTGAGGAACTCGGACAGAGCAACGCTCACGCATTCCGCGAAATGGGATTCACTATTGAAAGAGTTGCTGTTGAAGCAAGAACTCGCGCCCTCAAGGCTCAGTACACCACTGAACTTGCTCAGGATCTCAAGGCCGTTCACGGACTTGACGCTGAGAGCGAACTCGCTAACATCCTCTCCACCGAAATCCTTGCTGAGATCAACCGCGAAGTAATTCGTAAGATCTACAACAATGCTAAACTCGGTGCAGTTCAGACTGACCTTTCGTTCTCCAGCACTGGAAGCAAGGTCGGTCTAACCGCTGATGGTGTCTTCACTCAGTCACACGTTCGTAACGGTGTTACTGGTGGTATCTACGACATCAACCGCGATGCTGATGGTCGTTGGTCCGCAGAGCGTTTCCGTGGTCTCATGTTCCAGTTAGAGCGTGAAGCCAACGTAATCGCTAAGGAAACTCGACGCGGTAAGGGTAACTTCGTCATCGTCTCGTCCGATGTCGCTTCTGCCCTCGCAATGGGTGGATTCCTTAACATCTCACCAGCCCTTAACGTCAGCCTCAACGTTGACGATACTGGCAACACCTTCGCTGGTGTTCTAAATGGTAAGATGAAGGTCTACATCGATCCCTACGCTGGATCACGAAACTTCGTCTGTGTCGGTTATAGAGGTTCCTCGCCTTACGACGCTGGTATGTTCTACTGCCCCTACGTTCCACTACAGATGGTCCGTGCGGTCGGTGAGGATACCTTCCAGCCTCGTATCGGGTTCAAGACCCGCTACGGAATGGTCACCAACCCCTTCGTTGGAACTGCAAGTACCAACAACATTGAGTCCACTGGTGTCAACCAATACTACCGTATCTTCGAGATTCTTAATCTCCACGGTCAGAACTCTGCACTCTGAGTGTAGTTCAAAGGTAGCATAAAGCACAGCCTCCCTCACGGGGGGCTGTGTTTTTTTATATACATACTTTATTGGAGAGATTGTCATGTCTGATAGAACTGCACCAGAATCCAAGAATTATTTGAAAAATAATAGTTTTAAGTTCACTATAAACAAGATACCAAATGTAAACTTCTATGTTCAAGAAGCAAACATCCCAAACATTAGCGTGGACTTCGTAGAAACCAAGACTCTATTTGCACAGCCTGATTACAATACAGGTGGTAGATATTCTTATGGCGACTTGAACATTAGATTCATTGTCGATGAGAACATGAACAATTATCTAGAACTTTATAACTGGATTAGAAGTGAAATGCCCATAGAGTCATATGCAGGAATAGACAAAGATCCCCTAGAAGATGCCACACTCATGGTGTTGAACAACTCATATCGAGCCAACGTCGTGGTGAAATTCAAAGAACTATATCCCGTATCACTAGATGAAATCAATTTTGACTTGACAACCACCGATCCAGACCCTATAATTATAGGTGCATCCTTTAAGCATAATGGTATGGAAATTTCTGCTATATGAATCTAAATGATATTCGTGAGATGGTCAGTAAAGACCTAGAAATGGATCGAACCGAACTGGATATCGAGTCCATCAAAACACCCCAACTTCACAACAAGTATCTTATCTTATTCACGGATGAGACGTTGTTGTATAAGAAGATGCAGGCAGAATATAAGACACTCCGTAAAGATAAATGGCTATACTACACTGGTAAAATGGGCGATGATGAACTAAAGCAAAGGAACTGGGAACCGTTTCCACTTAATGTTCTTCGTGCTGATACTGATCAGTTTATAGAATCAGATCGTGAACTCATCATTCAGTCCCATCGTCTTGCCCTACAGGAAGAAAAGGTCAAGTACCTCGAAGGGGTAGTAAAGATCATCAACAACCGACAGTGGTACATTCGATCCGCAATTGATTGGGCTAAGTTTTCTAACGGCGGATAACTCATACATATAGTGTATGAGTGATATTTCTGTTCTACATTTAGATTCCGTATATGTAAAATTGGATTGTGAGAGGTGGATAGCAAAAGAGTTATCTGACTTCTTCACGTTCAAGGTGCCAAATCACGAGTTCAGTCCCGCTTATAAAAAGAAACAGTGGGACGGCACTATCAAATTATTCAACCTATACAAGCAGACTATCTATCGAGGTTTACTGGATTACGTCATTCAGTTTGCTAAGGATAGAAAATATACTATCCAATTAGAGGAAACGCTGAAAGACTCTCTACCGTCCTCAGAGTTCTCTCAGAGCGACGTTACGGACTTTATTGACTCCCTGTCCATCGTAGCAAATAATAAAGCAATTAAACCGCATTTACATCAGGTGAATGCTATTCAGCACGCACTGAACACCAAGAGATGTCTCCTGCTCTCTCCTACTGCGTCTGGGAAGTCGCTAATCATCTATACACTGATGCGATACTATATGGAACTGTTGCCCCCAGATAAGAAGTTGCTAATCATTGTTCCAACCACAGGTCTTGTATCGCAGATGCTTGAAGACTTCAAAGACTACTCCTCCAACGACAAATGGGATTGTATGTCCAACTGTCATCAAGTGTTCAGTGGACAATCAAAAGAAACCGACAAGAGAATTGTCATCTCAACTTGGCAGAGTTTATACCAAATGCCAAAAGAATATTTTTCTAAATTCGGTTGTGTGTTTGGAGATGAATGCCACTTATTTAAAGCCAAATCACTTTCGACTCTAATGTCGAATCTAGATGACTGCTACTATCGAATAGGAACTACAGGCACACTCGACGGAACACAGACACACAAACTCGTAATCGAAGGACTCTTTGGTAGAGTATTTCAGGTTACTACAACTAAGACGTTAATGGATAAGAATCTTCTCTCGACTTTGGATATCAACTGCCTTACATTGCAGTATACCAAGGACGAGAAGGAGTTCATGAAGAGAAAAAAATATCAGGATGAAATAGAATGGATTGTTACTCATGAAAAGAGAAACCAGTTTATTGCCGAACTAACCAACAGGTTAAAAGGTAATACTCTAGTCCTCTTCAACTATGTGGAGAAGCACGGGAAACCGTTGTATGAATTGATTAGTCAAGGAGATAAAGAGACTTTCCTCATACACGGAGCAACAGATGTCATACAACGGGAAGAGATTCGCAAGATCGTTGATAGGAAAACTAACTCGGTTTTGGTTGCGTCTTACGGAACCTGCTCTACTGGCATTAATATTAGGAATATTGATAACATTGTTTTCGCTAGCCCTTCTAAATCTGTTGTAAGAGTTCTCCAGAGTATAGGCAGAGGACTACGCAAATCTGATAGGAAACAGAAAGTAAAGTTGTTTGATCTTTCAGATGATCTCTCTATAGGAAAATATGAAAACCATACTTTCCGACATCTTGGAGAGAGAATCAAAATATATACTAATGAGAAGTTTGATTATGAGATATCGAAAATTCATATAAGGAGATGATTATGACTGATGAGATTACGAGCAGAATCATCCGATTGAAAAATGGAGATGATGTGATAGCAAAGATTGTAAAGTCAGATCGAAAGAAATTGACTCTACAGAAACCCTTCTTATTCAGAACACAATCAGTGATTGATCCAATGAGCGGCATGAAGAAAGATGTAACCATGCTTCAGAGTTGGACTGCGTTTGCTGATAGTGATGAGATTACAATTCAACAAGAGAGTATTCTTGCATTTCTAAATCCCACAGGGGAAACAGAAAAACTCTATACCATAGAGAAGAAGCGAGAAGAAGAACTCAAGAAGAAAAGAAATGTAATCAACTACGATGACGAAGAGAATCCAAACTCACATCCACCAAAGAATCCTTTGGGTGATTTGTTTGATGTGAACAAAAACGTTGACGATGCCATGAAGAAGATGTACGACGAATTGGCAGATCAACTTGATGGTGTAGATGGACTGGATGATTTAGATGAAGATGAAATGCAAGAGTTCATCGTAATGACTCTAATGATTCCACCAGAGATGCTCAAGAAGATGTTAGATCAAGGTATCATTAAACCAGATCAAATGTCTGAGTTCTTATTTGATAACATGAACTCAGAAAAGATTACTGAGGAATACACTGGGGATGATAAAACTCACCCAGACTTTGGCAATAGACTGACTGATTGGAGTTCGGATATCGACGAATACCTTAACTAATTTGGAGACCACATGGATCGAGAAGTCTTGCTCCTGAACGCTTCTGAGGAAGTATTAAACGTGATCGATTGGAAAAAAGCAGTAGCCCTTTTGGAATCTGGGAAAGCGATAAAACCTTA